TCGTCATGGAAACCGTGAAGAACACGGCTGCTGAAGGTATCGCTGAATCGAACGCCTTCATCGGTGGCAAGTCGGCAGCCTTCTACTACCGCCCCCGTTCGGCTGGTCTGATGGTTCCTTCAGCTGGCTACACCTTCACTTGGGATGATCTGGAGAACGCTTCGGGTCACGGCATTACGATCAAGTCGTATGTTGGCGACTATTTGGCGATTGATGGTGTTGCTGAAGTTCTGGAAGCCAATCTGGCGTATGACCACAAGGTTGTGTCGGCAGACATGGGTGCCTTCATCGCTACTGTTGTAGCCTAACTAGATTAAGGAGTGGGAGAGATGACCCGACCGTTTCTCCCCTTCTTCAACCCTTCTCGACCTGTGTTTGTCAAACAAAATGACATCCAGATGGCTGGTAAGGTTTGGAAGAAGGGTGATCGCTTTCAGTGGGAGTTCTTTGGGACACCACATGATGTACTTCAACAACTGTTCTTTAACGATATGCTTCATCACAATGAAGAACTTGAAGAGATTGCAGTTACAAAGATTTCTGTTGGTGATGGCCTAGAGCAATACTCTGTTGACCAACTACACCTTCTCGTAGATAACATCAATGGGAAAGTGAAAGCCAAAACAAAAGATAATCGAGAGTTCCTACAGAAGAAATGCACTACAAGCAAGATCAAAGATAAACAGATTGGTCTTATCCGTAGGTGGCGTATCTCTTATGGCGAACTAGAAAACTAATTAAGGAGACGACCAGATGTCTTGGAGTTATGATGTCTCTGATTTGAATACTACAACTTCTTCTGGTCGTACCAACACTGTTCGTCTTCTTGTAGGTGATACTGACACCTCAGACCAACTCGTCCAGAATGAAGAGATTACTTTTGCCCTAGCACAGGTTGGCGATAACGTCTACTATGCAGGGTCATGGGTTTGCAAAGTCATTGCAGCCAAGTTCAGCAGGATGGTTACTACCACTCTTGATGGTGCCTTGAGTGCCAACTACAGTGATCGCGCCAAACAATACCAACAACTCTCCTCCCAGATTGAAGCCCAAGGCAAGAAGACCTCTGGTAAGTCTCTGGGTGTCTATGGTGGTGGTATCTCTGTTGCTGCTGTAGAGGTTGTAAGAGAAGATAGCGATAGGGTTAAACCTGCCTTCACTATTGACAAGTTTGATAACTCAGGAGCGGCTGATCAGTACATCACCGATGAACCTAATGGCGTTTGATAGCTACACACTCAGACAGCTCATCAGGGAGCATGGCATAGCCCTCACGCTTCGTAAGAGAGCCGCTGGTGCCTATGATAGTGATTCAGGTACTGTGACAGCCACAAACACAGACTACGCTGTACGGGGCTATTTCTATGACTACACGCCAGACATGGTTGATGGGCAATCTATTCTCCGTGGTGATCGTAAGGTTGTCCTTGACTGCAAATTGATTGATGGATCAGCTACACCAGAGCCTGATGCTACAGACCAGATACTTGGTCTTGGTGATACGGTGAACATTGTCAAGGTCATGGAGATTAAGTCTGGTAGTGCTACGATGTGCTACCAACTACAAGTGAGGGAATGATATGGCTCAGATTAGCCTAACCTCTCGACTAAAGAAGATTGAGAAAGATTTGCAAGATACACGTACTGAGTTCTTGCTCAATATGGCAGAAGACATAATCAACACGACCCTAATTCCTAAAGCTGCTGTGGATACAGGTGCCTACATAACCTCTCACTCTATTCGTACTACAAGAGGGGCTGGAAGATCAAGGTCCTCTCACGGTAAACCCGGAGGTCAAGACCCAGAAGCTAAAGCCGCAGAAGCTATGGATCAACTGCTTGATGATATTGCTGCTCTTCCTGCTAATCAAGAACAAGTCTATTTCACTAATGCTTCACCCCATGCGAATGTTGTAGAGTATGTTCATGGGTACAACATATATAATAGTGTAAGAAGCAGGGCCAACAACCACCTGAAAGACGCTATTAATACTGTAAAGGCTAGGTCATGACAATCATTAACGACATCAGGGCCTGCCTAGATACCCACCTCTCTAATACTGTAGGTATCCCACCCATTGCCCGCCAGAACATTCCATATCAGCCCACAAATGGTACTTCTTACATAAAGGCCGACTTCGTACCCACTTCTCGTAGACCTGCTGTACGAGGCTTAAACCCACAACAAAGATATGATGGCCTCTATAGTATTCTGATTCGTACTCCTGAAGGTTTGGGTTCTGGTGCTGGTTACGATATTGCTGATTTCTTGCTTGAACGATTTGAGGCAACTACAGACATTAGCTATACTCCCCTCCCAGACTATATGCTTCTGGAAAGTGGTGATAGTCTTCTCTTAGAGACAGACGACATCATTCTGCTGGACACTCTGGGTAGTACCTCCGCTGGCTCTATTATCGTGTCGATTGACTACTCCGAAGTCAGGACGAGTTTCCTTGACTCTCCCTTCTACTGCACTCCAGTCACTATTGGCTGGTACATTTATCATAGCTAAAGGAAACTAAATATGCCGTTCTCACAAGGTAGCCGTTCTGGCCTGTCCTATGTTACTGAATCGACTTTCGGTGTTACTCCCGGTAGCCCTGCTCTGGTTCAACTCCCCTACAATACGCACTCTCTGGAAATGACCAAAGATCGTGTAACCGGAAACGATATTCAACCAGACCGTATGCTCCGTGTTGACCGTCATGGCAACCGTCAAGCTGGTGGTGATATTGTAGTTGACCTTCGCAAAGGTGACTATGATGCCTTGCTCGAAAGTGCTTTCATGAGTGCTTTTGCAGACTCTGCAACCATTGCTACGCTGACTGCTACTGGCTCTGCTGGTGTAGCCACTCTGACCTTTGCAACTCAGACAATTCCTCCCTTCCCGGTTGGTTCTGCTATCACTGTTGCTGGTGTCACCCCCACGGGCTACAATGGTACTTACACTGTCACTGCTTGTACTGCAACCTCTGTCTCGTATGCTAACGCTACTACGGGTTCTCAGACTGTCGCTGGTACAATTAAGAACCGTGCTCTGAAGATTGGTTCTACCGCCAAGTCTTTCACTATTGAAGATGCAGCCGCTGATATTGCTCAGTTCCGTCTCTTCACGGGTATGACTGTCAATACTGTCGCCGTCTCGATCAAACCCAATGCAATGATTGCTGCTACGTTCAGCATGATTGGTAAGGATATGGCTATCTCGGGTACTTCTGTTGACCCGACTAAGGATGCTTCCAGCACCAACCAACCCTTCGACAGCTACTCTGGTGCTATGGCTATCGGTAACGCTAGTGCTACTGGTGGCTTGACTTCTGTAGCCATCATCACTGGTATCGACTTCAGTGTCACGAACTCTCTGGCTCCTACCTTTGTTATCGGCTCTGCCTCTACTCCTCAACTTGAGTTTGGTATGGCTACTGTCGAAGGTACGATCACTGCATACTTCGAAGATGCTTCCTTGATCAACCGTTTCGTCAACGAGACGACATCTGCCTTCCAAGTTACTGTGAATGACCCGAGCGGTTCTTCCAACTACACCTTCCACTTCCCCCGTGTCAAGATCAATGGGGCCAGTGTTCCTGTAGATAATCCTACGTCGCGTATTGTTACTCTTCCTTTTGTCGCTCTGTATGACACGGCTGAGAACAGCAGCATCGAGATTATTCGTAATCCGACGTAACGTAATCCCCTCTTGGGGCTAGGGTGGGCTGTCTTGTCGGGAGTATGGCTCACCCGTCTTAATTCTTTCCCGACGAATGTTTAATAACCCCGACCTCTTATTAAAGGATACCCCGACAATGGCCGATCTTGCATCAATGATCCCGACCGACGACACTATTCTTGTTGAAATCAAACACCCTGTGACTGAAGAGGCACTCATTAAAGACGATGGGAAGCCTATGACTATCACGGTGTACGCACCTCACTCTAGTGTCTACAAAGCACAGATTCACGAACAAACCAATAAGCGTATCCAGAAGGCAGCCAAAGGTAAGAAAGTTACTTTCACTGCTGAAGAGTTGGAAAACTCCATGCTGGACCTTCTGGCTAAGACGACTAAAGATTGGGACATCCAGTTCAACAACAAGTCCCCTAAGTTCACTGTAGCAGAGGCTGCTGACCTCTACGCTAAGGTTCCTTGGCTTAAGCAACAAGTTATTGATGCCCAAGAGGATTACTCTGCTTTTTTGAAGGTCTAATCCTTGATCTAGGGGAGTATGCAGAGTGGCACTTCAAACTCTCTATTCCTGACAAGAATGGTGTGACCGAGAGAGAACATTTACAAGAAGTGGAAAAGCAGTCTGGACGAACACCATTGGCTCTACAGGGACCTGAGTTCCCAGAGTTACTGGAATACGTCTGGACTGCTTTTTTATTGCTCAATAGCACCAGAGGTCAAGGGTTTTCTGGACCCATTCCTATCAGTTACCAAGAGATTGATGCTTGGCAACGTATGACACAGAACACATTGCTACCTTGGGAAGTTGAGGTAGTTAAGAAAATAGATACCGTTTACTTGAGGGTTGTGAATAAAAATGGCTGATATTACTCTTACAGTAGACTTTGCACAGGTCAACAACCTTAACACCACCCTCAAGTCAACCGATACTCTCTTTGTCAAAGTTGTAGATTCTCTTTTTCGTGAATCCAAAAGAGCCGATAGGGTAACCAAAGCCTTCGCTGATACTACACAAAAGAACTTAGATATTATCAACAAAGCAGAGGCTGTAGTCTCGGCAAAACTACAACAAGAATCTGATAAGCGTGAGAAGGCTCGTACTAGGGAAGCATCTCGTGCGGAGAAAGAGGCTCAGCGTATTGTAGCCGCAAACGACAAGATTGCTAAAGCAGAAGCTAAACTGGCAGCAGAAGTGGCTCGTAATCAAGCAGCAGCCGCTCAAAGGTCAACCACTGCACTGAATGACCGTCTTGGTGTCACTGGTACTCCTGCTACTGGTGTTGGGGCTGGTTTTGCAACTCTTGATAATGAGATTGAACGTCTTCGCTTGAAGTATGACCAAATCTATGCTTCTTCTCAGTTGTACGAACGTTCCCTTGCAGAGTTGAATACGGCACATAGGCTTGGGGCAATCTCTACTAAGGGTCACGAATCTGCTGTAGAATCCCTTAACCAAGAATACCAGAACTTCCAAAACGGTATCCGTCAAGTGGGTAATCGTTTCGTTGACCACTCCAATCAGACTTCTGATGGGATGAATAGGATGGGCGTAGCTGCCCAACAGACAGGCTATCAGGTAAGTGACTTCATCGTGCAGGTGCAAGGTGGAACCAATCCACTGGTTGCCTTTAGCCAGCAGATGACCCAGATGGCGGGTTTGCTTTACCTCTTGCCTCCTGCACTACAAGCCACCACCTACAGTTTTCTAGGGTTTAAGATTGCGCTCTCTACAGCCTTCGCTGGTGTAGCTATTCTAATCCCACTGTTGGCAAGTCTGGCTATGGCTTTCTTTAACTCCAGTAAGGAAGCTGAGAGTGGAGCAAAGAGTGTTGATGTACAAAAGCAAGCTATAGATAGGCTTAAAGAGTCTATTACAGCCCTGAGACTTGAAAGGCAAATGGCGGCTTCTGGAGCATCAACCAAAGACGAACAGGTTGCACAGAACGCAATCAATGATCTTCTTGAAGAGAGGTTGCGTCTACAAGCTAGCATAGCTTTTTCTAGTAGTCAAGAACAAAAAGTTGCTTCTGGCGGTAGGTCGGCCCTAGCTGTTGAGGAACTAAAGGCGCGAGAGCAGGTTAATCAGGCTAGGTTAGATGAAATCGACCTTGTTCTTAAGCAACTTGACTATGAGAGACAACTTGAAATTGCTTCTCGTCGCAGAGCAAATGAGCAACGTAATATCTATCGCCAACAAAAAGCTGATGCGGATGCTCAAGTTGTCGCGCAAGAAGAACTGAACAAGAGACTTACTTCTGGTAAAAACCTCTTTCATGCTCTTGCAGGAGAGACTGAATCTGTATCCATCTACCTTTCTGATGCTCTTCGTTCCGCTCTTGGTCTGGCTAAGGTGGATTTTAGCAATGTAAAGACAGTTGCTGACTACCTTGCTATTTATCAAGGCCAAATGGGGAGAGGTCTTCCTACTACAAGTGGACCAACTTTCACCTACCCGCTCAATGCAGATAACCGTTATGGGCCTAGTTTTGAACAAGGTGGTAGAGGGCCAATACCCGCAGCAGCAGTTAACCCTACACTAGAAGACCTTTTGGGTGGAACTGGAACTGAAGGTGGTACTGGTCCTGCGGAAGCTACCCAGACTGCTATTGAGAAACTACAAGAACAACTCGCTGTAGAGAGGGAACTGATTGGTACTTCTGAAGCCTATCAGAAAGTCCGTAGTGCTCTAGGTGAAGAGTTCAAGACCACAAGTCCAGAAGTTATTGCAGGTTTGGTTGATCAAGCCACTCAGGTTGAACGTCTGATTGATCTTGAGAAACAACGAGAGCAAGTCTTGGGTACTGTCAAGTCTTCTATGGAAGATACCTTGATGTCGATAGTGGATGGTACTAAGTCCGCTAAAGAAGCCTTCAAGACTATGGCTGCTGAGATAGTCAAGGAACTCTATCGTGTATATGTTGTTCAACAACTTGTAAATAGTGTTTCTGGGTTCATTATGCCTTCTAAAGGGCCTGCTGGTTCTGTACCACGTTTGTCACAGGCGCAACCCCGTGCTGCTGGTGGTTCCATGATGGCTAATATGGCTTACATGGTTGGTGAGAATGGTCCTGAACTTGTGATCCCTCGTCACTCTGGTACTGTAGTAAATGCAAAGCAAACTGCTAGTGCTGTTGGTGGGGGTGGTAACTTCACTCAGAACTTGTCAATCAATGTAACTGGTAGCGATGCAGCTATGGTTCGTACTGAAGTAGCAAAGATGATACCACAAATCACTAATGCCACTAAGGCTGCTGTGCTTGATGCTAAACAACGTGGTGGTCAGTTCGCCGCTGCTTTCCGATAAGAGGTTAATATGACACTAAGCTATCCCCTCAGTACCCCGACTAACATTGGGATTGCCAACATCACCCTCTCTGCTAAGAATGCTGTAGCTATCAGTCAATCTCCCTTCACTTATCAACAACAGGTTGTAGCTCACCCCGGACAACGGTGGGCTGCTTCCATCTCTCTTCCTCCTATGAAGCGTCCAGATGCAGAATACTGGGTTGCTTTCCTGCTCAGTCTTAAGGGGCAGATTGGAACCTTCCTTCTGGGTGATCCTAACTGTGTAACTGCACAAGGGTCTGCCACTGCTCGTAGGAATATTCTTGCTTATAGTGAGCAAATGGACAATGCCTATTGGACTGTCAATGCTGGCACAGTAACCGCAAACGCTGAGACCGCTCCCAATAGCACTGTGACTGCTGATAACCTTGTCGAGAACACTGCTAATGCTGGCCATTATCTCGGCAGGAATATTTCTTGGGTGTCGGGTAACACCTACACACTCTCTGTCTATGTGAAAAGACCTGCTGGTTCTGTCAGGAATGTCCGTCTTTCTTTCCCTTTAACTCAGTTTGGTGGTGTTGCTTCTTCTGCCTTCTTCGACACTTCGACTGGTGCAGTTCTCTCTACTGAAGGTGGGGTATCTACTACGACTGAAGCTCTTGCTAATGGTTGGTTCCGCTTCTCAGTTAGCAAGGCAGCTACAGCAACTGCAACAGATGACTTCCGCTTCTTCCTTGTTCTGGGGACTAGCAACTCTAACTATCTGGGGGACGGTACTTCTGGACTATCTTTTTGGGGTGCCCAACTTGAGGTTGGATCAAGCCCTAGTACCTATCAAGGTGTAGTTGCATCCTATGGCCCTTTGGTTAATGGAGGCAGTCAAGTAGGAGATACTCTTGTCGTTGATGGTTGTAGCCCTAATGTGACAGGCTTCTTGCTTCCGGGTGACTACATCCAACTAGGTTCTTCTACAACTACACAACTCTACAAGGTTCTTACTCAAGTAGATACTGATGCCTCTGGTGGTGCTACCCTCGACTTGTGGCCTAATCTCCGTACTTCCCCAGCCGACAACTCTACCATTATTGTAGCCAATACAAAAGGTAGGTTCCGTCTCAAGGACAATGTAACCCAATGGGGTATCAACGAGATTAGTTCTTATGGTATCACTTTTGATTGCGTGGAGGCACTATGAGTAGAGACATCACTACTGAAGTCTTAGATGCACTAGATGATGAGGTAGTCTACCCTTTCTTTGCTGTAGATTTGGCCTTCTCTAGTGGCCCTTTGTATATGTGGTCTGGCTATGGTGATCTTGTCATTGGCTCTAAGACTTACTTAGGTGCAGGTACATTGTTGGCCCTCTCTAGTGTAGAGGAGACTACAGAGATGGAAGCTAAAGGGGCTTCCCTTACTTTGAGTGGTATACCCTCTAGCTTCTTATCGTTGGCCCTTGCAGAGCCTTATCAGGGGCGTGAGTGCCGTATCTACTTTGGTATGACCAGTGCTCCATCTGCCTATGTGGAAATCTTCTCTGGGGAGTTGGATCAGATGAACATCTCAGAGGAGGGTAGTACATCTAGTATCTCTGTGACCGCTGAGAATGTCTTGATCAAACTTGAGCGTCCTGTAGTAAGGCGTTTCACTAATGAGGATCAGAAGTCAAGGTATCCTGCTGATTTGGGCCTAGAGTTCATTGCAGGACTACAGGATAAAGAAATCTATTGGGGAAGAACCTCTAAGTAATAGCTACACCAATAAAGAGAAAGGCACCCGACATGCCAATCGTATACAGACAAGAATCCCTAGTCACCTATAAAGATGATGCCACTCTTCTACTAGAACTACATTGGGAAGAGATTGCCCTAAACAAAGATGCTATCAAGTTGAACCCAGATTGGGATACTTACTTTGAACTAGAAGATAAAGGTAACTTGAAAATCTTTACTGCTAGGGAAGAAGGTAAACTCGTAGGGTACTTCGTAGTTATCTGTAGGCATCACCTACACTACAAGGATCACCTATTTGCTTTCAATGATGTTCTGTACCTACAGAAGGAATACCGTAAGGGTTTCACAGGTGCAAAACTTATGAAGTTTGCAGAGAAATGTCTTAAGGATGATGGCATCTCTGTCCTTGTAGTCAACACAAAAAGACATAAGCCTTTCGATATTCTCCTGTCTTGGCTAGGCTATAAACATGTAGAGAACGTCTACACCAAACTATTGAGGGATTGATATGGCTGTTTCTGCTGTAATGGGTGCTCTGTCTGCTGGAGCTACTGCACTGTCGAGTGGAGCACTCATGGGGGGGTTCCTGCTTGGTGCTGGTGCTGGTGCTCTGGGCACTGTCATGACACACTTCCTTGTCTCAACAGCTATGGGGGCTGCCCTAAATGCCCTTACCCCCAAACCCACTATCAGCAATCGTGGTAGCCGTGGCTATAGCCTGAATGGTGAGAGTGGTTCTGCTGTTGACCATCAGATCATCTATGGTACGGCTAGGGTAGGTGGGGTGCGTCTCTATGATGCTTCTACTGGGGGAAACAATGATTATCTCCATCGGATCATAGCCTTTGCTGGGCACAGGATTCAATCCTACGAACAAATCTATCTGAATGATGAAGTTGTTACTCTGGATGGGTCTGGAAACGTAACCTCTCCTGCTCGCTATAACGGTTATGTACGCATCAAGTCCTACTCTGGTATGACTACGCAGGCTGCTGACACTGACCTTATCTCAGAAACCCTCTCTCTCCCTGAGAACGAAGGGCGTTGGACTTCAGCACACAGACTGCGTAATATTGCTTACCTCTATGTTCGGTTCAAATACAATCAGGATGCTTTCCCCAATGGTATTCCTGTAGTCTCCGCTACCATTAAAGGAAAGAGGGTATATAACCCAGATACTACGGTTACTGAGTGGAGTGACAATCCTGCCTTGTGCTTGAGAGACTATATCTCCTCTACTTATGGGCTTGAGCAACCAGATAGCCGTATTGATGATACTTCAGTCATTGCTGCCGCTGCTATCTGTGATGAACTTGTAGGCGCTGATAAGCGATATACCTGCAATGGTTCTTTCGTTACCTCACTCTCCCCTAGCCAGATCATCTCTGACATCCTGAGTTCAATGGGTGGCCTATTCTGGTACTCTCAAGGTAAGTGGAGAATGAAGGCTGCCAAGTATACCACACCTACAGTAACCCTTGATGAGGGGGACTTACGTTCTGGTATTAGTCTCTCCACCCGTCACTCCCGTAGGAACAACTTCAATAAGGTTAAGGGGACATTCAGAGGCTCGGAGACTGATTGGCAAACTGCTGACTATCCCGCAGTTACGGATAGTGTCTTCCTTGCAGCAGATAACAACATTGAAAACGTAGTGGATGTACCATTGCCATTCACCTCTGACTCTGTGACTGCACAACGGTTGGCTAATATCTTCCTTCGTAGGAATAGAGAGCAACTCACCTTCTCGGCTTCATTTGGTCTTAAGGCTTTCCAAGTACAAGTAGGTGACTTTGTATATATCAACAATACACGTTTCGGTTGGTCTAACAAAGTCTTCGAGGTAACTACTTGGACCTTTGGTTTAGTGGATGGACTTGACCTTCAAGTACAAATGACACTTCGTGAGATTAGTGAAGCAGTATTCACCCTCTTTGATGCTTCTGTCTTTGAGAACAACAACACAAGTCTTCCTAGTGCGTTCTATGCAGAACCTGTAGGGCTTGGTGTTACTGGGGAAGTCAGGATCATTAACGAGAACTTGACTGATGTTATCATCGCCACTGTCACGGCTACACAAGCAAGTAATGTGGAGAGAGTTGAGGTCCAGTTCAAGAAAAGCAGTGCTGCAAAGTGGACAGTGATCGGTGTTGGTGATCTTGGGGACTATGAGGCTGTTGCGGTTGATCCTAGTGTTACTTACGACGTAAGGGCTAGGTCTTACAGTTTCCTCGGGGTCAAGAGTGAGTGGACTTCTGTTAATGGGTACAAGCCTGTTGGTCTAGCTGCTCCCCCTTCAGACGTAACTAACTTCCGTGCCAATCTTAATGGTGGTGTGATTAGTTTTGAGTGGAATGCTGTTCCTGACTTGGACTTGTCCTACTACATCATTCGTCATGCCCTAGAAGAGACTGGTGCTACCTTCGCTAATGCCACTACAGCAATCCAGAAGGTGTCACGCCCTGCTACCTCTGTAGCCATCCCCACAAGGCCGGGAACCTATGCTATCCGTGCCTATGATAAGTTGGGTAACCCTTCTATCAACAGTGCCTCTGTGGTGGTCCCTGTGGCCGCTCTGGAGACGTTTACAAGCAACCCGACTGATGTTGAAAGCCCTACGTTCCCCGGAACTAAGACAGGCTGTTCTGTTACCAGCAGTCAACTTCGGATCACAGATACATCTGTAGCACCCTCTACTGCAACCTATACCTTCACCGGGAGCATTGATACTGGGGCAGTCCGTAGGGTTCGTGCTCGTGTAGACATAAACGTAAATCGTTACGATAGTAGTGCTGGACTATTTGATAACATTTCTGGATTGTTCGATAGTCTCCCCGGACTGTTTGACGACTTCACTGGTGGGACACAGTTTGCTGATACGGATGTTCTAACCTACATCTCTATCACAGAACAAGACCCTGCTGGAAGTCCTACTTGGTCTGATTACCAACTGTTCAAGGCTGGGGATTTCTACGGAAGGGCCTTCAGATTCCAAGTGGTCCTCAACTCTCAAAGTGTTGGTGTCTCCCCGAGTATCTCTGGCTTGACTGCAAGAGTCTCCTATAACTAATCCCCCGACAAACTAAAAGGAGCCTAGTGATGGCTACACATGACTACGTTATTGATAACCAGTCTGCTTCTGCTTTTAGGACAGACCTAAACAATGCCTTGCAAGCAATCCTAACACAGAACTCTAGTGCTACTGCCCCCGCCACAACTGCTGCTAACATGATTTGGTATGATACAGCTAATGATCAAATCAAGAAGCGTAATGAAGCCAACAGTGCTTGGATCACTCTAGGTACTATTGATGAGGGTGCTGGGACTTTTACCCCCACTGGACAACGTTCCCTATCATCTCAGGCTCAAGCAGAAGCTGGCACTGATAATACTACAGTGATGACCCCTCTTAGGGCTGCACAGGCTATTGCTGCACTGACACCTACATATGCAGATACCGTCTTGCTTGGGACTTTGACCACCACTAGTGGCTCTAGTCAGACCCTCTCAGGGTTGGTGTTGACTGACTACAAGTTCTTGCATTTTACCTTGAATGGTGTCTCTACATCAGGCACAAGTGGTACAATAGGTCTTGGGCCAGCGTCTGATCTCTTTGGGCCTGCTACAGGCGGAGCTACAGTCTCGGGTATGGGTTGGGTTGATCTGGGCAATGGTGTAGGCACCGCTGCAACTAGGCTTATTACGGCAAGTAATGTTGGGGCTGGGGCTACAGGTTATAGTACAGCAACAACGTCAGTCAGTGTCAATGTGTCCTCTGGCACCTTTGATGCTGGTACTATCCGTATCTATGGAGTGAAGTAATGGCTCAAGAAATTATCACGAATGCAGTAACTGGTGTAGTCACTGTACGAGAAATGACCCCACAAGAAGTCGCAGCACTTCAACCACAGATCACTCGTGTAGGGCAAGAGGCTAAACGCCAAGCAGCCTTTGTTTCTGAAGCTGATCCTTTGTTCTTCCAATGGCAGGCTGGGGAATCTACAGAAGAAGAATGGCTTGCTAAACGTCAGGAAGTCCGTGATCGCTACCCCTACCCCACCGAGTAATAAAGGAGAACCTAGCAATGTCTTTGAAGAAGAAAGTCTCTAGTGCTGTTGCAGCCGCTGTAATCCTTGCAGCCACCCCATTCATTGCCAAGTGGGAAGGACTAGAGACTACCGCCTATAGGGACATTGTAGGCGTTCCTACTGTCTGCTACGGGGAGACTCGTGGTGTAAGAATGGGAGACAGCTACACCAAAGCAGAGTGCATGAAGATGCTCCAAGTGGCTGTAGGGGAGTACTATAGCAAACTAGAGCCTTGCATGACCAACAAGAACATGCCTGTAGGTGTCCAAGCATCTCTCCTAGAACTGTCCTATAACGTGGGTACCGGGGCTACCTGCAAGTCCACCATGATGAAACTCGCTAATGCTGGTCGCTACAAAGAGGCCTGTAGTGAACTTGGTAAGTGGGTCAAGGCTGGGGGGGAGACAGTGAAGGGACTACAGAACCGTAGGGCAGAAAGCAAGACCAATCTCTGTCTCAAAGGTTTGTAGTCGTGAAAGTCCTAGCCCTCATCTTAGTTCTCTTACTGGCTGCTTGTGGGGGTCCCTTGGGCTTCCTGACGGGTGGTGGCCCGAATCTGGCAGCTAATGTCCAAGCAGGCAAAGAGAACACCCAACAAGTTGTAGGCAATCAGAACACAACAGAGGCAGGAAGGGATGTAGTCCAGCAAGACACCCCTGTTATCGCGGATACCATTGAAGAAGTTACGATCCAACAAACACCCCTATGGATGATGTTGCTTCTGATTCTTGGATGGTTGCTACCGTCCCCTAATGAAATTTCAAGATCAATAAGAGGATTATTTAAGAAATGAACTATTTGGAATATATTATTGGAAGTGCAATCGCTGCTGTCTTCTCGGCAGGAACTTGGTTGGTTCGTAGGGTTCTAACTAATGAGAAACAGATTGCATTACTACAAACTGAGATTGTTTCAAGAGACGACAGACGTAGTGAAGACCGTGAGATTATGCGGGACATTCAGACTGACCTAAAGGAAGTCAAACGAGACATCCTAGACATCTACAAGAAACACCCATCAGAATAAAAAAAAAGCCCGTAAGCTAGGACAAAAAATCCTGACTTACGGGCTTTTTCATTTGTTTAGTCTAGTGACAAGATATACTTACGCAGGTTGACCCCAGTTGACACAGAGATAAAGAGCAGTCTCATGAGGAACTTTGCCCTCTTCTGCCAACTTTCGGTTACGCTCTATGATAGCGACTGCCTCTTGCTTGCAGGCTTGTTCTGTTGGATAAACCATCTCTGAAGTGGCCGAGTAGCACCCCGAACCTACAAGGTTACAGACTAGGAAGACTAGAGTGATCATGCTTAATCCTCCAACTCTGAGATAAGACGCTCAAGATACCAACGTGCCTTCTTAAGGTCCTCTAGGGGTTTCTTCTTGTAACGCCAGCGGTGCATGTACTTCTTGCAGTTACCCTCTAGGTAGCCTGTGTAGGCTTCCCACGGCAGGTTGTCTTTGAGGTAGTCGATACACTCAATGTTCCCGTTGTTGTAGTGGTCTGGGTTGTTCACTGCATCAGTTGTCTCTGAAAACGTAGCGGGGCCGTATGATAGATCAGCGATAGGAATATCATACCCTACCACCCTTGAGTCAATCTCTTGCTGTACTTGGTTCATATCATGTTCCCAATCATCATACTTTTTAAGGATGTCATTGTAGCACCACATACTGTTCTTACGATTAGCAAAAGCTACAAAGGCTTTATCTTCCGTGACAGACAACACAGTACCTGCGCCAAGATTATCCGTTGTAAGGGTCGAGACTACAGCATCACCAATCTTAAAGGCCATTAGAGATTCTCCTCATAAAACGCTTGTATCCACTGCTTGCATACATCACTTCTTACGATGTCGTCAACAGTAAACTCGATGACAGGGATGTCCATCTGGTACTTCTTTGCTAGGTGAATTGCTTTAGAGAGTCCAGACTGTTGCTTGATGTCAGACTGACGAATATCACCAGAGAGTACAAAGGTACAGTTCTCTCCAATCCTTGTAGTCAGCATCTTTAGTTCTTCGATAGTCAGGTTCTGGGCTTCATCACAGATGACAAAAGCATCATTGAACGAAGAACCTCTCATGTACTCTAGGGGTGCCATACGAATGTTGCCATTCTTGACACTTGTTTCAACTACACCCTTCCCCATCTGCTCTTCCATGACGTTGAGGAGAGGCGATAGCCAAGGACCATACTTCTCATTCATGTCGCCCGGAAGAGCACCCAGAGACTTACCTACAGACACTGCTGGCCTAGTCAGGATGATCTTGTCGATCTTACGTCCAAGATAGAGGTTACAAGCAAAGGTAACTGGTATCCAAGTCTTCCCTGTACCACTTGGGCCTAGAGCGATAACCTGATTGCTTTTCTTTAGAGCATCTAGGTAGGTACGCTGATTTTCATTACGGGGGAGGATTGGTACGAGTTTACCTACAGATTCTTCCTCTGCGCCCTTGTATTTCGTTACCCGCTTACCTCGTGGCTTCTCAGCAATCATCTTGTAACTCCTCTAGGTATTTGTAGAGTTCAGCGCAGCCACCTACATACTTCTTATCATGCCAAATCTGAGGGACAGTCTTTAGTCCTGCCTTGTCTATTAGTTTGATAAGCATTGGGTGTTCTGTGTAGAGGAAAGCCTCGTAAGGCTCCCCCCGATTGTTAAGTGCTTCTTTGGCTCTATCACACCAAGGGCAATCGTCACGAGTGAGGATGTAGAACATGATTCTTAGGTCAAGTCTACAATTTCGCAACTTCCCCCAGAGCAAGCAAAAGTACTTGTGCCTTTAGAAGTGTCTTCAGTCTCATACTCACTCAGTTTGGCCCAATCAATCTTTGCAGGCATAAGGGCCAGAGCATCAAGATACTCCCGCTCACTACACTCTTGGTAGGGTGCTTGAAGGTAAGTATGGTCTGAGCTTGGCAGAAAGGATACACCAGATACTTCATCGAAGTACTTATAGACCCAAGCACCAACCTCAAGCCACTCATGGTCCCGAACTGTGATTGTCACGGAAGGCTTGTGCTCACACCAATGGCGCTGATAAACCAACCACAACTCTAGTTGTTCGATAGCAGTCATGTCGTTACGAGTAACTGCGCCTACAGGAGACTTCATAGGGAAACTAAAGACAGTGGTAGCATCGGGCTTCATGACATCAGGTTCACTGGGGATACCTTGATCCTTCATAAACTGCGTCAGAGGGTCTTTGTTGTCACCCCTTACGGTGCGGATGTAATAAGCTGAATGACGAGCGTGAATGCCAGAAGCACTATCAACCAACTGAGAAACGGTTCCTGATGGCTTGACGCAGTTGATAGCAGTAGAAGCAGGGATACCGAGACGGTCAGCCCACTCAGCATTAGTGGCAATAGCAACATTCTTCAGACGCTCCAATATTTGATGAAGATGAAGCCCACAAAGACTAACGGCACTAGCATCATTAGTGAGCATCTTGTTATCCATGATACCCGTCAACGACACACCCAAGAGACGTTCGGCCTCAGTATTATCTTTCCAAATCTTACGGAGATATGGGAAGTGGGTGTAGGTAGACTGGATAGTACCAAGGATTGTAGCCAGTTTTACTTTCCTTTCTAGCGATGCCAGATCATCTGTTGCCCGAACGACCACCTCGGTAAGGTTGCAAAATTGATACGGTCGAAGAATAATCTCACTGCCTCACACCACGGGGTTACATTAGCCTACCCGCTTGTGCGCTGGACTATCGCATACACTACACATGTTTCCAATTCTTACCAGTTCGAATGAAACTGATAACATAAGGTTTCACACCAAACATAGTTGCAATCTCTGGGTTCTTCAACCCCTGAGGAAACAACTCATACTTTATCTTAACCACATCTGCTTCGCTAAGGAGTGCCTTAGGGTTTCTTTCACCCTTAGAAATGTTCTTGTAGCTATCAGGCTTGTTTTTGTGGTTGAGTTTGGCCCTTTCAGAGCGGGCTTCCTTAGTATCTTTGGTGGCAATCCCACGTCGAGTTGCCTCAGACGTTTTCCTGCTGTGTCTTTGACTGTTTTCTGGAACAGCATACCACTCAGGTTCTACACCAAGCTCTCCACCTTTTTGCAAATTCCAACCTACACAACTTGTGGGTCGATACTTTGCTTCTAGTGCAAGAGCATCTTCAAGAGTTTGTACCGTATGAACAACAGACCAAACAAGGTCGGAGTACTTCCGAAGTTTTCCAGCAACTACACTATTGCTTTTATTCTTCTTGTGTTCACGAACCCTTTCTTTCAAGGTCTTTTTGGTGATACCAATATAACCTTCGGTGTAGATGTCTGTGTGGTCTTTTTCTCTGATCCAATAGACAATCATTGTAGTGTCCCCTTCGCTTAGTCTCTCACGCTGCCATTACGCTTGCGCCCTGTCGTCTTGCTACAGACTTCCAAGTCAATCAGAAGGGGTTTTAAATCCGCACATAGACGCTTACGGATTGGTTCCAAACTCATAATTTGCATCCCGGCGTCCATTCTTTGCTGCTTGCTTCTTACTGGCAGCACGAGAGAAGATACCACGCTCACCTGACTTACTTTCTACCAGAGACAACCACTCTCGCATGAAGGTTTCCATATCGGGCTTCTCGGTGTAGGCTACAGAGTTATTAGACAAGGCACGTTGCTTATCCTTCTCCCACCAGTTGCCAGACTTGGCATGTCGCATACGATCATCTGACAGGTTAGACAAGGAAATCATAGCAGAGCGGCGTACACCACCAACTACAACAACCTCACCAATCTTGCACATCAGATCATGGCACTCAATAGAGGAGAGCCTACGTCCCTTGGCATTGACGAAGGTATTAACAGTGAAGTTGAACAACTCTACCAGAGGGGCAGGACCAGAAGCACGACCACCAAAGGTCTTGAGTTTAGCACCAGCAGGACGGACTTTAGACACATCCCATTGGGGAATCTCACCTGCGTACAGCAAGCTAATGAGTTGACGCAGGGCCTTAGCCCAACCTTCTTTACTGTCTTTGACTACAACGATAGTCTCGCTCTTGAACATCTGGTCAGGTACTTCTGGAAGCTTGCTGATGTACTGACGCTCTACAGAGAACCCCACACCTGTACCACAGAGCAGGATGAACATAGCCTCATCAAAGGACTTAGGATCATCTACAGGAAGGTAGGAGCAGTTGTAGCCAGCAGTGTTGTCACGTTCCAGAGCAGGACCAGCCGTCATTAGTGCTCTCATTGAGGGCATGACTTCGAGGTTCAGGATAGCCTGTTCAATCTCGAAAGTGGTCTGATGGTCCAGACCTTCTGGGATGATGTTCGTGATGTAGCGTCCAACAGTCTCTCCCCAGTTCTCACGACGATTCTCAGAATCAATCCAACGGGCATAACGCGAAGTTGCAATGAAGGACTGATAGTCTGTAGGCAGGTAGTTATTCATATTGTTCTTTCTTTAGGTTCTTTTAGTTACTGAGAGGGACAAGACATCAGTGTGTCACTAGGTCGCCTAGCTAAAGTTGTATCTTTTTTACCGCACTTAAGGCAGATCAAAACATACAGATCGTCATCGTGCCACGCCTTGGACTCTACCTCATTTACTTGTATATGCGAATCTCTTCCCGTACAGTATTTCACACTACACCCCTAGTCTGTGATAATTGCGACACGGTGGGCTTGGACCACAATCCTATTTGTAGTCACATCAGCCTTGGCGCATAAGGGGTTCTGGATAGACCATTGCACCAACACGACAGGTACAGTCTTGTCTTTGATGGTTTCCAGTTTGTTGATCAGTTCTTGTACTGTCATTTGATAAGGTCCGATAGGTCAACTTTAGGATAACCTTCACACTTAATGATCTTACCATCTGCCCTACGCTTAATGGTACCATCAGGTTGGTACATACGTCCCATGTTGTTCTCATGGACACGCTTTAGGGCTTCTTCTACGTCCCACCCACGAGCATTAGCATAACCGTAGATGACATACAAGAGGTCTGCTAGTTCTTTCAGTTCAGCAGCAAGGTCGTTTGTAGTAGTCTCGTCGGCCCACTCGTCAAACTCTTCTCCCATAAGTCTTTGGTACAAGAAGTTATCAGGAACTTGACCACTTACTTTAGCGTACTCTTTAACCATTTCTGTAGGTGTCTTCTGTTCTACCAAATCAAAGTAACTCCAACCACTCTCAACACCATCTTCAAGTTTTGTAGTCATTCCACTCTCCTACAGAAAGGCTTAACGATTACGTTTGTCGATGATTGACCACACCACAGAAGTCAGTGTCAGGATAATACCTACGATAGGTTCAACTTCAGAAGCCTCAAGATAGCCCTTAGCTACCAGAACGGTCCCCCCAATGGTCAAGACCTGACGAACAAGGGCAAAGATTGTAGCTTGCAGAACAGTGCTGCTTTTCTCGGGAGTGGGTAGGGGTTGCAGATTGATCATTTGTTTCTTCCTTTGAACACGGTTTCTTGTTGGATTGAATGCTGTGGCCAGAAGTACCAGCAGAAGTTATCTACACTGGCATGAGGACTGTCCTTGATCCACTTCAGTCTCCCTATGGACACAACCTTAGAACACCTACGCATAGCCTCACCGAAGTAGACGTTGTTCATCAGATCAGAAGGTAGCAGCAACCAAGTAGGTTTCAAGGTAATGAAGTGGTCTAACATAGGCATCAGGACAGTTCTAGTGAAGGGTGGGTTAGTTACAATCAAGTCGATACCCTCTAGTTGCTCTTTAGTCAAGGACAGAACATCCATGACTTTAGAACTAGAAACTGTCTCTCTAATGTCACTACGCCACTGGCATATAGCTACATCCATCAGCAGGTCTTCCAAGTCCCCATTACCGTAGCAAGGTTCTGCGTAAGTCTTACCCCTAATGAAAGGGATAAGTGGTTCTGTTGCCTTGGGGTCTATCGTGGCATAAAAGTCCTTGGCGACCTTTGGGAAATCCGAACGTTTACCCATCTACCAAGTTCCTATGTAGGTGAAACCCAAGCCCTTGGACAATGGGCCAGTATACAGAATTGCCTACTTGCTTAAGTCTGTCCACCCTTCCGGCAAGTCGAACATCCATTCCGCAAAGCAAGGGTTGAGGGATACTATCGGATCGTCCAAAGGGACTGCTGTAGATGAACTGCAAATCCTCCTTGCGACCCTTCCCCCCTTGTCTAGTCTGGCCAACACACTCCAGCGACTTGAATCCTTCCCCTCTGAGGCTGCGACTGTAGGCAATGATCCATATGCGGTCCCGTTGGTGAGTTGCACCAATGTGGGAAGCTGGAATACAATGCCATTCTGCATCATACCCGACCTCATGGAGGTCTTGAAGCACTTGGTCCAATCCCCTATTGCGAAGGGCTGAGACGTTTTCAATGATGACTCCTTTTGGTTGGATGTCTTTAATCAGACGCTTATAGTGCTTCCAATAGCCAGAACGTTCCCCTTCTATACCAGCACCTTTACCAGCCAAAGAGATGTCTTGACAAGGGAACCCACCAGTGATCACGTCAACCTTGGTGAAGACTGTCAGTCCATCTAAGTCATCATGCAAGATGCCACCTTCAAGATAGACAAGGTTTGCAATATCAGAGAACTTAGGTACACTAGGCCAATGCTTGTTTAGAACAGCCTGGCATTTCTTATCCCACTCACAGAAGGCAACTGTCTCGTACAACCCAGTTTTTTCCAGACCATACGAGAAGCCACCAATACCAGAGAACAAGTCCAAGACCTTTAGTTTACCCATAGATTTCTTGTAGCCTCTTCACAGATACAAACTCAGGCTCATACACACCTTTGTCTAACTCCCGCTTGATAACCACACCCTTCCACCATTCAGTGTTTGCCTGACCAGCCCAAGACTCTTCAGCACCCTTAAAGCAACCAGCTACAAGACCAATGATCGGTCTAGGGTGGGCAGAGTCCTTGAAGTACAGACTACGCTTATGACTATGCCCACAAGTAGAACTATGGTTCCTATTAGAGATGATACTATAGGCATGGTGCATCCCTGATGTAGCTGTACCATAGTTACCAGAACTAAAGTAATGGGAGTAAGAGACACCATCATAGTCAGCGATAGCAGGTGCTGAGTTATGGTATTCATGATACTCATCAAACCAATGATCAGTTTGTAGATGTTTGAACGAGATGCCATACTTAGAACCCTCTAGTCGGGGATCATGAGCAATAGCCCTTTTAATCCTATTCTCGTGATTACCCTCAAACCCAATGTATGCAGGTTGCTTTCGCTTGTGATAGCGAAACTTCCAGCGCATACGTTCCATCGCATCATTGTAGTGTTCAATATCTGCTTGGTAGGACTGAGACACAATGGCTTGAGGGTAGCGGGTGTCATAGGTGTTCAGGGAACGCATATCTGCACCATCCCCCAAGTCAACTACATAGTCGGGCTTAAGATCATACAAGAACTCGCCCAACCAAGTAAACCTCTCATTACCTACAGAAGGGTCAGTGTGGGCACAAGAGAACACTACTGCTGTTTTACCTGTCATACGAAGATCACCTTTGGTTCTACATTCTTATAGAAGTGGTTGACAATATCATAAGCCTCATTGAAGTCTGCAAACCACAAGGCAGTATCCGACAGGTCAGTCTCATCGTTCACAAGGCACTTCACTTCCAAGAACCACTCACACCGTTCAGGGACATCCTCGTTGTCTGGGATACTATCACGGTGGATAGGGCCTTCATTGACGTGGAAGATAGTGATCTTGGTCATACCCAAGTCAAACATACGGTCTTCAATCTCGTCGTCGATCCTCTGCTCTTGAAGGAGAAGGTAATCATCAGAAACCTTTTCGAATGCCCGATCAGACAATCTTCCAAACAAGTCTCCAAAGATAAAGAAGATGTAGTCTTTCATTCATTGATCCATTCTGTAGGGATTACTTTATCAGACCACTTAAAACCGTACTGGTCACACCAAGTAGAGTATGTCGTTTTAGAGCCTTTGTAGAGTTTGGCCCTAGCATTAGAGAAGACGAACCTGATGTCTAACTCTGGGTGCTGCTTCTGGATCAGAAGATGTTTCTTACGATCCTCTGTCTTGAACAGCCCCTTGGTCTCTACGATTATCCCATTAGGAAGCTGGAAGTCCACAGTGTACTTACGAGTTTCTGCTAGTTCATATGGAACCTTTAGTTTCTCGTATTGGTAGGGGACCCCAGCTTCCTCTAGTTGTTTAGCAACCTTCTCCTCAAGGCCAGAGCGATAACCATTCTTGATGGCTCTTGCTCTTACGTTACTTACTCTGGCGGCTGCCACATCTGCCCCTCTTCCCTACGCAACCACAAGAGCCTAGCGTTCTCTAAGACACGACCCTCGTCACCATCGTAGGCTTTAACTACAGCCTCATACAGTTCTTTCTCATCAGTCAACCCTTCCAAGAGTTTATCTGCTTTCACAGGACCAACTCGAAGCAAACCTTTAATATTGTCGGCTGCATCACCAGTGAGGATTTGCTTGTAGAAGAACTTGGTGCCATCAGCAGGTTCAACAAAGGTCCACTCACCCTTTACGAAGTTGAAGTGCCAACAAGGTATCTGTAGCATATCTTTGTCGATAGATGCAACAACTGTCGTCTCAGGGTCATTCTTTGTGGCTTCTATAGCGATAGCATCATCTGCCTCTTGACCATTGATCACTACACCCCGATAGTTGTCTACTAGATACTGCCTAGCAACAGGAAGCATATCAGGCTTAGGGGTTGACTTACGATTACCTTTGTATTCAGCAGTCACAGCAATGTCATGACGAAAGTTATTCCTTCCCGTCAGATATGTTGTGTAGTCATCTCCATTGGAGAACACAAGAGTTTCTCCAATGATATAGTCCATAAGGTCATCTATCTTAGCTTCTACTTCCCAAGGATAACCTAAATCACCTACAGAGAAGGCGGCCCTGTACGCGATAATGTCTCCGTCCAAGAGCAAGGGCTTGATTACATCTGGTTTATCCATGAACAAGAGCCTGCCAACTTACAGGATACAGTTCCTGCATTACTTTGTCGATTTGTTGTGCTACAAGTCGCGTTTCGTATTGAGTATCCTCTTTAAGTCGAAGAACGCACATATTAGCGAAGGCATCCATAGAACCTGACCAGTACCATTCTGTATACATTGACTGTGGCAAGACCATCCGTGCCATCTCTGGAGCTACACCATCATTGATGAGGAACTGGTAGTATCGGATTGCATCGGCATTCCAACCACCAATCTCTTTAGTGTTGTAGCTATCGACTACACCATCAGACCCTTGCTTCTTGTCCTTAGCCCTACCCCGCCAGACTTCAGGTACATAGAACTCAGGTTCACTATCGACATAGCGACGGCTAATTTCATTCATACGCAAGTATTCATGCTTGACTAACTGTCGGGCTACGAAGATGGGTGCCTTGATATGGAAGGATGCGAAACAATGTCCGAAGGGAGAGTAGTGTTTGTGTTTGGCAAGGTACTGGATTAGTTTAGTATCTTTCTCCATAAGAATTCCCGGAAGAAAACAGACAGCCCACTCGCTCTTCTTCCCGAAAGAAACCCTAGCCGCGTTAACAACGCTAAGGTCACTCCCCATATGGTCAACGTAGGTTGCGGTAATCACCGTGCAGTCGCCACTTCTTCATTGTCGTCTTTAACAAACACGACTTGCTTGATGTAGGTATATCCTACAGCCCGTGTGAACTGCAAGATAATCTCTGCAAAATCCCCAAGGTACTCTACTTCATTCTGAGCAACACACACCTCGTTGTCAATACCAACGTCAAGTTCATGTTTAGCGTACAAAGATACTTGCATTTACTTTACCCTATTTGTTTCTGTACTTACTTTGGTTTCCCCTAGAACCATATGATTAGCTCTACGCAGACGTACACTAACCAGAAGTGTGACAAAAGAATCACACCTTAGCTATATCTTCATAAGTGCTTAGAATCGCTTGACGATTGGCTAAAAAAGGTACCTATATAATAGTAGGGCAGTTAGTTCCCTAACTCAAAATAACCCCCCCGAGAGGAAATACCCCGATGAAGTTTGACATGAAGATGGTTCTGGAATACCCCCGTGTGTTCGAAGAGAACTACGACAAAGGTGATCCTGATGCACCAGTTAAGTCCGCACAAGGAACAGTGGCTAAGAAAGGCGGGCAGACTGTCGTGAATGCCTACTTCACTTCTGAGGAAGATAAACAGAAGTTGATTGCTGCTGGTCTTGATCTGAAACCTATGGGCCATGATCGTATCAAGAAAGGTGATCAGGAACTTGGTATTGGTGAGTACATCAAACTGTCTCGCAACTTCAAAGACAATCTGAAGGTCTTCGAGAACAAGAAAGGTGGAACCACCGAGATGAACTATGGTGGGCTTCCTAAAGTACTCGATCTTCGTGATCCCTCCAATAAGAAGAACTGGATGGTGTCGGAAGATGGCTTTGTAGGTAATGGTTCTGAAGCCATTGTTCGCTTTGATATGTACTCTGATGGTGCTGGTCTTCGTCTTGAGGCTATCGCAATCACCAAGCTGGTAAAGTACGAGCAGAATGCAACAGCGGCTGAATCAGAGTTCGCTGATGTCTGGGATATGTAAAGCCTAGACTATTGATATACCCCCTAGAGCTAATCATATGGTTCTAGGGGGAACCAAAGTAAGTACAGAAACAAATAAGGTAAAGTAAATGCAAGTATCTTTGTATGCTAAACACGAACTTGACGTTGGTATCGACAACGAGGTGTGTGTTGCTCAGAATGAAGTAGAGTACCTTGGGGACTTTGCAGAGATTATCTTGCAGTTCACACGGGCCGTAGGATATACCTACATCAAGCAAGTCGTGTTTGTTAAAGACAACAATGAAGAAGTGGTGACTGCACGGTGACAAAACTTAAAGCCGAACTGATTGGTGTCACTAAGCTACTAAAAGAACTGGAGGAGGATAGCCCAGAGGGTCTTGTGGCCTACTGTGCTAGGGTAAGTAATCCACAACATCAAGATAAACCTATCGGTAGCCTGTTTGACTATTGTATCCGCAATAAACATTGGTCTATCTTCGAGATGGCTAATGCTTTGGTTGAAGTAGAGGCTCCTCGTGACATCTCCCGTCAGTTGTTGCGACACCGCTCTTTCAGCTTCCAAGAGTTTAGTCAACGTTATTCTGATCAGATTGAGTTTACTGACCGTGAACTACGTCGTCAAGATAGCAAAAACCGGCAAAACTCTGTCGATGATTTTGATGAAGAAGAGAAAGCCGAGTTCAAAAAAGGTGTAGAGGCAACTTCCAAAGAGTTGGGTGCTGTCTACAAAGGACTCTTAGATATTGGCGCAGCTAAAGAGTGTGCTCGTGTTATCCTTCCTGAAGGTCTCACAATGAGCAGGCTCTACGTCAATGGCACTATCCGTTCTTGGTTACACTACTTCGATGTACGTGATGATCCGGGGGTGACCCAATGGGAGCACGTACTGATGGCACGAGCAATCCGTGATGTGATTGCACCTAAGTTCCCCACGATCTTTGGAGTTAAGAATGACTGATCAACCTAATTACTGGCAAGAAGTCTTTGATATCTTCTCTGCTAACCCCGGTGACGCAAAAGCATCAGTAGCCCAACTCAAAGAAAAAGGTGGCACTCACTTAGATGTGGCTATCACCTTTGGTGGGATGTTCCTGATGGTTATGGCTGAGCATAGGTACACTGATCCACATGAAGTCTGGGAAGCAGTGGCTAACTACGAAGACCTTAGAAATTCCTGAAAGGATTAACTACGATGGACAAATGGCTTATCAACGATGACGGTACCTACAACCTACGGGTTGATGTGATTGACTTTGACAACCTCGTACAACAGCGACTGGTAGAAGCTGCCAAGCTGATTGAGACCGAGCACTTTGAAGATAGTGTAGATGTTTGGGAAGCCTTGATGGTTGTGATTCCCTACTTCTCGAACCCTGACCAGATCAAAGAACTGGCTAGCTGGAACACTGATCCTAAGTGGATCAATATCGTAGCAGAGTATAATGGCGG